AACCTTCATGGAGCAATACGCCGCCGAAAAGGGCGTGGATATTTGGGGGGATGCAGAATGAACATCAACCAACGCCCAATCCCGCAGAAGTCAGCCAGGCCAGCGAAGGACCCGAAGCGCCTTCATCGGATAAAGCAGCTTCCCTGCGTGATCTGCAAGGCCCCGCCGCCGTCCGACGCGCACCACTGCATCCATGACCGCTACAGCCAAGCAAAAGCACCGGACAAGGAAACCATCCCGCTTTGCAAGCCGCACCACCAAGACGGCCCCGACGCCATCCACAACGGCAAAGAGACTTGGCGCAAGAAATACGGCCCCGATCACGGGTATCTGAAAGAGGTAGATGACATGCTTGGGGAGTGGTTCTGATGACCGATCTTTTGCCATGCCCGTTTTGTGGCGGTGAGCCGTTCGTTGATGGCCAAGTCATCGCTTATTGCGGCGCGAAGGTGGTATGCGCGGAGTGCGGGGCAAGCACGGAGAGCGTCAAGGTTTGTGGCGATGATGCGGATGGCGATCAGATGGCTATCGCCGCATGGAACCGCTGCGCGCCAGTTTTGACCGACAAAAAGGACACCGCAGATGACCGGTGACGATTTGATCCGGTGCGTCGATGCGCTGAACGCGTTGGGATCTGCCGCGTGGAAGCACGCTGGCGATGATCCATACAGTATGGCAATGGACGCCACGGCGCGTCACCAGTCGGAGGCCGACTACAACGCCATCCGCGCCCTGCCCGCCATCGAACCGGCCCCTGCATGGCAGCCGATTGAGACAGCGCCGAAGGATGGCAGATGGATGCTGGGCGCTTGGATAAATGCCGATGACGGCTGCGGCTATGTAACTGCAACGGTTCGATATGAGGGCGGGGCGGATTGGCGTGAAAAGATTGGCATGGGGTGCGGAGGACCTTGCTCCTGCCCAACCCACTGGCAACCCCTACCGGAGCCGCCGAAATGACGGCGCGCGCCCTTATCAAGCAAGCTGAACTATTCCGCCATGTCACGGAATGGCTCAAGATGGGCTATGCCGTCACCATTTCCGGCGATGAGGTCAAGGTCATGCCGAAAGAACATGCCGTAGGGAAAGACGAATTCGCCAGCGTGAAGCTCGGGAAATGAAGCGAGACCTTCCGGCATATGTCTACAGGATCGGCGCGGCAGGCGAACGAAAAGCGCAAAAAGACTTGAAACGCGTTTCCGTCTATGCTACTGTATGGCATGACGAGATTGCAGGTAAAACGTATCCTTGAGCGCCTTGGTTTCGTGCATGTCGCGGGATGGGTTCGTAATGAAGATGCGCCCAAGGTCCGCAAGCTGATCGCGGCGGCAAAAGAGGACGTAGAGAAGGTGAAGAACGGAACGGGGCCAGAACATGAATCTTGAAAACCGCTCTTGCAAACTTTCTGCCGCACTCATAGAAACCCCTTGTTTGGCGGGTTGGCGGAGAGGTTACGCAGCGGATTGCAAATCCGTGATTGCGTTCCGCGTTTCAGACAATGAAATCAACGCGATAGACCCGGTTTCAGTTTCTGACAACACCCCCGGACATAGCGGGAACGCACCGGAAACGTTGACAACCGGAATCGGCCATCCCTACGACAACCTGCCCTGCCACCTGACCGACAACCCGCGCCCGACTGCGGCTGCGATTGTGGCACTGTGCCTGCTGGCTGGCGTTGCCGGGGCATTCGGGCTGGCGCTGTGGGGGTTGGTGTGAAAACCGTCGTCGCCCTTGTCATCGCCCTTGCGCCCGGTGACGTGACACCCGGTTTTGCCGTGGCCCTGCCCGACATGGAAGCCTGCCAGCAAGCCGTAGCGGGCCAATTCGCGGCCTTGCAAGATCATTACCCCGCGATGGAGGCCCGGTGCGTTCAGACCGCCGTGCTGTGGGAAAGCCCGATACCGAGGAGGAAACCGTGAGCAACATGAACATACCCGGTTACGACGCATGGCGGCTGCAGGGCCCCGATGACGATCAGTGCCCCGAGTGCGGCGGGCACAAGAAGAACGATTGCTGGAATTGCGGCGGCGATGGCGAGGTTGCCGATGGCGTCGAGTGCCCGATCTGCGAAGGCACGGGCGAAGTCGAGTGCGAGACGTGCAGCGGCGACGAGCCGGATGGAGATTATGAATACGAGCGGAGAAGGGACCGGGAATATGAGTGAAGCACCTGAACGGATTTGGGCTACAGAAGACGCCGACCTCTACACGATCACGATCTGCGCCTGTGAGGCGGGTCAGTCGAAGGCCGCGCAGATCGCAGCAATGACAACCCAAAATAAGGAAAACTGATATGCAGTTTGATACCGAAGAAATGAAAGTTCTTATTGTCGAGAAGGCCTCCAGATCCTTCATAGAAGACGACGACCTATGGGAAATGGTCAAGAAAAATTTGGACACGCGCGTGGACAAGCTTTTCGCGGATCGCGCGGCGTATGCTGTGTCTGAGGCTGTGGACGCGGCCGTCCGTGATGGCTTTGATCGGGCCTATCAGCCGGTAGATAGTTACGGCACCAAGCGGGGCGAACCCACGACGATACGAGATGAATTGAACAGGCTGGTTCATGGTTACTGGTCTGAGCGTGTAGACAAAAGCGGAAGACCCGCAGTGACGTCGCAACACAACGCCATAACGCGAGCCGAATATATGATGGCTCAGATATGTGCGAATGATTTCTCCGAAAAAATGCGGCAAGCAGCAGTATCAGTAACCGCCGCACTGAAGGACGGTTTTCGAGCACAGCTCGCCACGCACGTTGATGGGCTCCTAGATGAACTGTTCCGCGTCAAGAGTCTGCAAGATCAAGGCAAGGCTACCAAGCCATGGTGATCGCCCCCATCGCCATCATCGCGGCTGCATACAAGCGGAGGGGCGAATGACCGAACTACCGCACTTCCCGCTATCGCCCCTGCATCTGGAATTCATGCTGGCGTTCTTCGCATCCGGGGACCCCGAGGGGCGGCTCGGGCATCTACTTCACACAGAGGTGGGGAAGACCATCAAGGACTGGATGATTTTCGAGGATCTGATTGTCCGCGAGAGAGACGGGTCATGGGTATCTACCGAAAGGCTTGGCGTCTATATCCAGCACCTTCTCACCCGCCCACTCCCCGTCAAAACGTGGACCATTCCAGCGGAGGGTGAACAATGATCACCGATCCCCACCCCTACGACACCCTTCCCAGCCATATCGAGGACGAATGTGATGTCTGTCAATCCGTCGCGGCAATCGTGTGGGGCTGTGTCCTGCTTGGCGCACTTGTCGGGGTCGCTCTGGCGATATGGGGGATGATGTGATGGGACGTATATTTAAATATACGGCGAAAGAGCCCGGATTGTGGCGTGGGTGGCTTAGAAATGACCAGTCTGTAGAAATCTCCACCAAAAAGAGCGGATGGGATTTTGGCGGCGGGGTGCATGTACACAGCAACGACGCCGACATGGGTGATCGGATGCTATTCCTGAAGCTTTGGCGACTGACCATCGTTCTGCCGCTCGGGATTACGGAGCATCCGTGGCCTTCAATGGATGGCCCACAATGGTCGGCCTACGCTTCTAGTGAGTTCGGTCTAACGTTTCATTGGGGCCTGCGCCGGAAGTCATTCGACTGGCCATGGTGCCTCCACACACTCGCTTATGAACACCAACTCGCGGACGGTTCTTGGCGCGACGTATTCGACCACTCAACAAAGCCGTATTCCGAAGTATACTCATACACCTACACCCTACGAAACGGAACCGTGCAGAACCGAACGGCTACCGTCAGCAAGCGCAGACATATTCTGTGTCGCAGGGCATTCAAGATGATTGGATGGCCAAAATGGACCAAAGAAAGCATTGACGTGCGTTTCAACGATGAAGTCGGCGAACGGTCTGGTTCGTGGAAGGGCGGCACGATTGGCTGCGGCTATGATCTGCATCACGGCGAAACCATGGTGGAGTGCCTCCGGCGCATGGAGCGAGAAAGGGACTTTCGATGACTGACACCAAGGAGACGAGCGACCTACTACCCTGCCCGTTTTGCGGAGATAAGGCATCAACCCGCCATATCCGCGACGGACGTGAAGTCTGGTGCCGTGGGTGCGGGGCGGCTGGCTCCCCTAAGTTTCATGGCCCCTTGAATATTCCTCCTGCCGAAGATCGCGCCATCGCTGCATGGAACCGCCGCGCACCCACGCCAGAAGCCGCCACGCTGATCAAGGCAGAGGAGGCTTTGGCTCCTTTCGACGAAATGGCCGGAGAAATGTTCGCCCGAAACTGGAACGACGATGGGGTGGCCATCAGCTTTATAACCCAGAACGGGCCGTTGAGGCTCACATTCAAGGAGTTCCGCGCCGTCCGCGCCGCCCTGTCCGAAATCAAAAAGCTGAGAGGTGAGTGATGAAGAATCTGAGATTAAAGCATGTGTTTCGCTACGACGAAATCCAAGGGCACTTCCGCCAGAAGAAAACGAATGAGATGGACACAGAATACGATGTGGAAGTAGCCGATTTTGAGGGCGGTTATGACGCGTGCATTGACCGCGCTCGTGCCGCCCGTCGCAAGCTGGAAGGGGGTGAGTGATGAGTGCTTATGTTAAGCAGGCTGATCAAGTCGTTTTGTTGCTGTCGAAAGCTGAGGCGCAGGCTCTGTTGAATTTAGCCACTTATGCCCTTGATAGGGGCGCCGTCTTGTCAAAGAACATTTCAGTGGTTGAAGCACAAGACAGGGCCTTCCGCGCGCTTTCGGTGGCTTGCGAACGATCATCAAGATCGGGGGCGGCAATATCATGACCACCCGCCCCTACACCATCACGGACTGGCAGGCCCGCGCGATAGCCGAAGATCGGCTAGGGCTGATCGTGAAGCCGCTGTTCTGGCGGAGCGGGAAGCGTGTGCGAAAATGGTGCAGGCTTACGAAGCGGAATGCGCAAAGTTCCAGTCTCGCGAGGGCATAACGGTCAATGCCTTCGATGCACTGGCGCAGGCAGCATTTCTTATCCGCGCGAGGAAGCCATGACCCCCAATGAAGTTGCGCGCTGATGCTTCTGTGGTAGGATGATTGTGCCGCTTTCTGGCGGTGCGTAGTGGTCTGAGAAATAGGACGTGGCAGACGTGCCGCAAGGCTTCCTTAGAGCTACGCACCCCCAGAGCGCGGCGGCGTGGAAAGCAGACACGCAAGCGAGATTGACGTAAAGCGCCTTCGGGTGGCAAGTGGTCCGTAAACGCGGGAGCCGGAGTAGCGACCGGCCCGCGCTCTACCTGTTAGTCCAGACCCCGAGCGGCAGCGGGCTGGATGTATCGGCAAGTCCGACATCTGCCGCACATAGAACGGTAGCCAAGTGGTCAAGGCCACCCGCTCATAACGGGTTTATCGCAGGTTCGATCCCTGCCCGTTCTACCAAATCACCCATCAACCCCGGCGACGACCTTGAACGCCACCCACGATCCGCCTGCATCGACCGGGCAGGCGGTGCCATCTGCCCTTACCACCACCGCAGTCCACGTCCCGCCCGGATTTGCGAATATTTCGATCAGCGACAGGCCGTCAGAGTGCAGGCCCTGGAATACGGATTGTTCTCCCCAGCCATCGGCCAGAGCCTTTGCCATATCGGCGCGGGGCATACAGCCGTTAGTGGGTTCGTCAGCCCCAACGGGCGAGGCGACGGCGAACACCGCGACGAATGCGAAGCGGCCCAGCATCAGTTGTTATCCGGGTCTGCCGCCGCCGCCAGTGCGACCAGCACCAGCGCCGCGAGGAAGCCGACCGCGAACGCCACGACGTAGCCCATCACCAGCACCCCTGCGCATGACCGAACTCGGCATGGGCTATGGTCTGGCGCAGAAATGCCGGATCATTCGCCGCCAGCCATTCCACGGTCGCCGCGTTACCAGTTGAAATCTTCTCCCAGCCCGCACAGTTACTTGCCGCGCTTGTGCAGGACGCCAGAACGCTTGGCGCGATCAACAAGACCAGTATCATCCTCCACGTCATCGTTAATCCCCTTCCGCGTCTTGCCCGCCTTTGCATCCGCTTCCAGCCGCTCGATCTTGGCCTTCTGGCGGGCGTCTCGCTTTGCCGCTACCCATGTGGCCAAGAACGGCAGGACCGGACCCAACAAGCGGGCTATGACGGACAGAACGGTCCAGATCATTTCGCGGCCTCCATTGCCGCCTTCATGCCGCGAAACCTGCCAATAACCCCTTTCCCGCGCCCGCGCAGCTTATGAAGCGTCCACATACTGCCAAGCGGATCGCGTTCGGCATACCAAGTCCCGTCAACCGTTTCTGCGGACCACGATGTAGGGCGCTGCCAGATCATTTCGCGCCCCATCCTCGCCACACGGCCAGCGATGCAAGGGCCGACGACACAACGCCACCAGCGGTGCCAACGAAGCCGTACAGGTCAATCGGATGCAGATCCAAGACGCCGGTTGCCGGGTCGAAGTCAGCCAGCCCGTAAAGCGCCAGCCCGGATGCGCCAAGGCCCGCGAGATAGGTCAACAGTCGGATGAGTGTCCAGTTCATTTCATGCCCCCCTTGAGAAATGCGGCCACTGCCTCAAACTCAGCGGCGGTAAGTGTGATGGTGACGGTTTCGCCACAGAAAACCTGAGTGCAGGGCTTTGGCGCGTCCTGCATCGGCCCTTTTTCCGGGGCCTCATTGCAGTAGTTGTTGCAGTTCTCGTCACCGGGGGTGCAGCGACCGAGTTGACCCTTTTCATGCGCATAGGCGCAGATAAACCCGGCATTTTCTCTGATCACCGGATCACCGCGAACGGTCAAAGTGATAGTGTCGCCATCGCGGGACACATTGATGTAGCCCGGATACGAGCCAGCGACCTTCGTATAGGCCCCAATCAGTTCTTTGGTCATTTCCGTCTCCCGATAAGCAGGCCAAGCCCCTGCCAGATGAATTTGATGAGCCACGCCAGACCGAAGGCTTGCGGGTCGGACTTCGGTGGGATGCTGTCATCAACAGGCTTTGGTGTGATCAGCTTGGCCACGGGCTTGTGATCAGCCATCGCCAAGGCCGAGGCCTCAAGTCGCTGCATTCGCGCGGTCCAGCCCTTGCCGAAGGTGGGCCATGTTTTCAGGCTCCGAAGAAACGCCAGCCGGAACCCGACCGCCCGCTGTATCGCAGCCGGAGCATAGGTGGCCTGCGCCGCTGCAATCGTCTGCGGGCCGATCTTGCCATCGACCGTAACGCCAAGCGCCTGTTGCAGCCATTTCGCCCCGCGCGACGGGCCGGAATTCACTGCCGCATCGAAGGCCACCAGATCAAGCCCATCGGGCAGATCATCACCCTGAACAGGCTTCCAGTATTTCGCGGCATAGATCCTCGTGGCCTCATCTTTGGTCAGAGACTTCACGTCCGCTTTCGTCACCTTGCGGCCCCGCCATTGCGACAGGGTGCCGATGGTGATGCCCATGTTTGTTGCCCCGCCAGGGTCGGACGGATGGTCAACGTATCCGCCTTCGGACGCGAAGATATGCGCCATGCAGGCTTCGAAGTTGGACTTCATTTCGCCCCCCTCAGCATTTCCTCAAGCATCCGGCGCGTCACCTGCAATGACTGCGAAAGCAGCTCATGCACCGCGCTCAAATGCCCGTTGGTGACGTGGAAAAGTTCCATGTTCGCCGCGAATTGCCTGCTTATTTCCCCAAGCAGTGCTTCAACCGCCCTGTCATCTTTCGGGGCAGTAATGACGGCGGCAATTTCCTTGCGCATGAGCAAAAGAATTACCAGCGCCACGCCCCAAGGGCCGTAACCTATCAGCGTTTCAATCAAGCTTGGTTCCATTTAGCATCCCACCCGAGCGCGCGTTTCGTGTCCTCGAGCGCGCTCATCGCGCCATACATCAGAGCCACACAGCCCCATGCGTAGGTATATCCAGCGGTCTGCCCGATCCCGGCCCAAGCCAGGTATCCGAACAAGCCGGTGTGAACCGTCATGCCAAGCAGCCTGAGCGCAGGCGAAAACCGCCAGCTTCCGTTGATCCTGACCCCCAAGGCGTGAACCAAGGCGGCAAGGGTCATCACTTGGCCGAAGATCAGGGCCGAAGGCGTATCAACCCCGGCCCATGCCAAGGGCGACGATGCGAAGCTCGCCGCCCAGATGTGAACACCAAACCCACCGGCGAAGATCGCCGATATGATTTCCATGCGCTTGCGTTGGGGATAGAGGTATCTCATGGAACAACCGTCCCCAAAGCCTGCCCCTTGAAGGAACAAGCCTTGTTGTCCATCATGCTGCCGATCACGCAACCGCTGGCGTCGATCCACGGGAACCGGCCATCATAATTCGCGGTCCCCTTGTCGATGTTGGAACATTCGTTTTCATCCAGAATAAGCCCGTTGATCCCCCGCAACGCCATGCCGACCGCGTGAGCCGTGGCAATCTTGTTCCGGCGAATGGTCACGTTGGCATAGGGCGAATTGTGGAAGCCGATCCCCTGCATGACCCCGTAAGGCTTCATGCCGGGGGATGGGTTCAGGCGCAGGGGATTATCCCCGCGAACGGTCCATTCAAGAATGGTGTTGTCCTCAATCGAAATATTCGAAAGCAGGGCATAGACCCCGCCCGAATAATTCCCGAATGCCTGAATCCCGTCCGGGTGGTTCGCGTCGATCAGGACAAAATCGGTGAAGCGGTTGCGCCGGAAGGTTGCGCCGTTGGCATTGATCCTGCCGCCATCCCCGGAAATCCCGAAGGCGGTGCAATCTTCGATCAGGCCATTCAAGCCACCTTGTGCGGCTTCAAAGCCGAAGTTGATGCCCTTGGCGGTTACACCCACGGCGGCGCAATCGGCCCCTCTGAGTTGGATGCCGCCGATTTTCCATGCCTGCCAGTCCGATTTGGCCCAATCCATGCAGCTATCCGCATCGGATCGGCCCATGAGAAGCCCACCCTCGAAACGGATATTCCTCGACCCCGGCAGGGCCATGAACAGGAATTCGCGGGTGGAGCTTGGCGTAATCGCCGCTTTCGGCAGGCCCCCGATGCCCTTGAATGTCAGCCCTGCGGAGCCGGTTTCGACATGCAGGCGGTCAAAAAGAGCCTTGCCGGGGTTTTCGGCAACAACCGTGACGGTTCCGCCGGTGTTGATCCCGCGCAAGACACAAGCATCATGGTGGCCATCAGCCATCCCGATTGTGTGATCCCCCGGCCCCAAGGCTTGCAGCTTAGCCAGAAGATCGCTCGCCGAGGTCGCAACAGTGCCGCCGATGACAGGCGGGGTCACGGGACCGGGTGGAGGCGGTGGAGGCGGTGGAGGCGGTGGAGGCGGTGGAGGCGGTGGAGGCGGTGGAGGCGGTGGAGGGTTGACCACATCGGGCTTCAGTTCAACCTCTGAATAGGCCGTCCCGGTCCAGACCTTGAACACGGTTCCGTTGCCAGAAACTTCGGTGATGCGCATTCCATCGCCCACCTTTGATCCGTTGGATTTGTAGACGATCATGATATGTCTCCACCGATCTGGACTGTTTCGAAGCTGTAATTGGGGAACGTCTCAATCGAGCCATCGGCATAGGTGACTTCGAATTCGCATTCGCGCTCGCCGTCCGTGGCTGTATCGCCGGACTGCCAGTTGTAGAGGACAACGCCAGCCGTCGCGGGGCTTTCGATCTGGGCTAATACGCGGTCGATTTCCGGCGCGTTTTGCCCGCGCATCCGCATAGAAAACCGCACGGTTGCCCCGGTCAGGTCGATGGGTGACGGCAATAGCGTGTAGCGCAGCGCGGGCGATGTATCGCCCCGCTTGATGTAGAATATATCAGCCATTCTATCCCCTTGAGGTTATGCCGCCGTTGCGGCTTTGCGCGGGCGTGGCGATGCGACGGCGCGACAGACCAGCGACAGGGGCACCGATTTGCCCACCCGCCATGCTGAACAGTGCAGCGGCGGCGGAGAGAAGCACGCCGAGAGGACCAGCAAGCCCGCCGCCAGCCAGCGAAAAGACGGCGCTTGCCGCTTGCAAAGCAACACCTACCGGGCTGGAAATCCCGCCACCTGTCGAAGCGAAAGACGCAGAGCCTGCCGCCAACGTGACGCCAGCAGGGTTGGAAAGATCGCCGCCAGTTAGTCCAATCGTGGCCGACGCGGCCTGCAATGCGACCGCAACCGGGACGGCCAAGCCACCGCCGGTGAAAGCAAGCACCCCGTCAGCCGCGCTCAGGCTGACACCAACCGGAACGGATATATCGCCGCCAGACAGGCCAAACGTGCCAGCGCCAGCGGCAAGGGTGACGGGGGATGCGCCCTCAGCGTTGACCGGCCCAATGACGAGCCTAAGCTGCGTCCCGCCGCTGATCTTTACCGCTCCAGTGATCGTGGCTGGAACGTCCTCGACCGCCTTGCATCGCCCCATAAGGCCCCAAGCCAGAAGTGCGCCGTGCCTGCCCTGCCCAACGTCCAAATCCGCAGGGTGCGGCCCGGTGTCGCCGGTATCGTCCTTGATAACTTGGGGATGCGCGGCCCACCAATCCGTTGTGGGGTTGTTGGCTACACGGTCGCGCGCCCCTTCGCGGGCATTCAGGCTGTCAGTATGGCTTGAACCCGTTCCTGACCCGGCATAGCGCGCGGTCCCTGCATAGATTTGGCCGAGGAATGGCCCTACGTCAGCTGTCGCCTTGGCAATCACGCCGCCCAGAACGGTTTCATAGCTGGCTGTCGGATTGGAGTGTCCGATAAAACACAGATAACCGGGCTGCCACAGACCAACGAACGCCTTGAAGTCGCCCCACATATTCGCGAACGCGCCGCCAGTGTTCCACGCGCTCAGGCTTTGGCCCTGAACGCCAACCGTTGACAGGCTGACCGGCGCACCCGGATAGATCGTGTTGATCTCGATACCAAGTTGCCGCATCCCGCGTGCAATCCGGGAATTACTGTTCAGGTCGGAAAGCTTCTTGACCCGCCATGCCGCACCCGATGAGTTGGTGTGGATCATTTGCGCGCGCATCGTTGAAGGGATGGCCTTGCCGTTGCCCGTGTCGAAAAGATAAGTCCCTTGCGACTGGCTTTCGAATAGGACGTTGAACCCGGCCCCCTTCCAGCCGTGCGATGATACGATATCTCCAAGTTGCGCCCCGCCGCCATCAACGGCCTTGAAGTCACAGGTCAGCCAACCGGCGGTGTAGGGAACGCCGCTGAATTGCCCAGCCGCCCATGTCCCGCCAGCCGGAGCGGCGTCCACGACCTGCCAGTCTACAAGCGTAGTCCCATCTTCCTTGCGCAGCCGCGCATGAATGGCCGCAGGGGAAATCCCGCTATAAGTCCCGCCTTCGGTCTTAATATCCGCAAATGCTGTAGACGTGTTGCCGACCGTACCGAATGCCACTTGCGAGGCCAGCGCCAGACATGGCGTGGGGCGCAAGGATCGTGGCCGCAACGGGCCACCCGACAAGATAACTTTGTCCGCTGTCGTGTTCACTGAGGCCAGCGTCCCGGCGATGCCATATGCATCAGACAAATCGTCCTGTTGCTGCATCCGGTAGCGCCATTTTTTCGCTACCGTCCCGGTCAGTTGCGCATCAAGCGTGGCAAGGTCTTGCGTGCCATCCGCAATGTTGCGGATCAACGTGTCATCAGGGATATTCGAAGCCTCAGGGAATTCCCCAAGCAGGAAAAAGGCTTCCTCCATTGGCCCGTAATGGCCGTAGGTCGCGGCACTTCCGACTCCCAAGCGGCTCCAGAAATCCACAGCGGAAAAGTTGGTCGTGTAAGGCGTGGCGCTGGCAACGGTCGTGACAATCGGAGCTGACCCGGGAACGCAGACGACAAGGTGATAATTCGCGGCGTTGACGATCAGAAGGACCAGCATTCTGGACGCGGACGGGATGCCCGTCACGCTGGTATTCATGTATGTCGTGCCAGCGTTTTTCCAGAGCAGGGTCAGCGTCGATGCGGCTTGGTTGAACCGCAAATAGCCATCGTTTCCGCCGGTATATCCCGCCCCTTTCGACAGGATATTGTAGGTGACGTTGTTCTCATACCCGTTCGGCGGGGTTTCCACCCACAGGCCCGTGACGCAGCCACGGTTCGCCGGTTTGAATGATGCAGAAGTGGGCAGGTTTACCCAAACCGCCCCAGCCGAGCCTTGAAGCTGCGCGTTGCATTCCGGGAAATAGAAACTCATGTCGCCACCACCGGAACGCTCTGTCTGGTTGAAACAAGGGGCAGGCCGGGCAAGAGGTTGTCCGTGACCGCCCCGAGCGCGGGCCGGGGGCCGGTCGCGTGGCGCAGATAGACGCTCTTGATCGACGTGCCGGTCGTGTTGGCCGTGCCAACTGTATCGACCGCTGAATAAGGTTCGCCGGGCTGCTGCTGTTCGAAGTGCAATTCAACGGACGTTTCAGATCCGGTCAGGCCAGATACCACCAGATCGCCAGCCGTATAGGCCAGCGTAAGACCAGCGGCGGTCAGCGTCTGCCAAGCGCCGCCGTTGATACTGATGCGCAGACCGGCCATATCGGCTTCGGTGATCGTTGCCGACCCCTGCTCATTGACCAGCGTAAAGGCGTGCATGGCAGGCCCTTACGACAGCGTGATCACGGTTCCGGCAGCGTCCGTCAGATCGAACGAAAATGCCTGACCGGAAAGCTGAGTGATTGCCCCGCCGAAGTCCCAGAAGCCGATCAGATTTTTCAATGCCGCCGTATCGTTGTAGAGAACGGCATATTGATAGGGCCCGACAGACCCGGTGGCCGTGAAGGCAGCGGGCAGATCGTTCAGTTTCAGCGTGTAGCTGCCACCCGTCTGGGAAGATGAAATCCGCGTCGCCGTGAAGCCGCCTGCAACATAGCCGTTGCCAGCCGCAATTTCGGTAATGTCAGTCTTGACCGCCGCCGTTGCCGGGTTCGGCGCGGTGTTGGTCAGCATCACTTTCAGCGTATCCGCGCTGAGATCGTGCTTTTTGTGGGCCAATGCCTCAACGAACGCATTGATTTTCGTGAACGTAGCCATGCCTTATCCTTTCCCCCAAGAGGGTCTTGCCAGTCGGTTGTTTTCAGTGGTTCAGAACGACCCGTTCGCGCCTTCGTCGTCTTCGCGGGCGCGGGACAAATGGCCGGGGTCGATTGCTTCAAGCAGTCGTGCGAGGATTTTCCACCCGCGCCGATCCGCCTTTTTTGCGGCGCGCGATGAAATGGTTTCGTCTGGATCGCCGCCCAGGATCGTGTTGCCAAGCTGATCGACGGAAATCAGCAAGTTGACCAGATAGCGCCCGATCATGGCCAATACCCATCATCGGCTAAGTCTTCCGGGATGGGGTTCATTTGTTTCAGGGCGAAGGCGGCGAAGATAATCCGGGTTTCAACCGCTGCGGCTTCCTGCCCGAAGGCGAATGCCGTGGGCGCGTCCATATGCACCAGATCGTTCGCTGCCGTGATCCATGAAAATGGCGACTGCCCGCCATGCCAAAGGTAGTTGCCAGCCTGCGCCCCTGCGGCCATCGCAAACCCTGCCAGCGTGGCCGCGCCAGTGATCCGCTGAAGGCTTTGCGCGCCACGGTCATACGAATGGCCTTGAAACGTGAACGGAGCCACCAGTCTGCGGTCGCGTTCGGCGTTCACAGCGTCGGCTGTAACAGGTGGCGGGGGCGGTGCGACGTAACCCGCAATACTGCCGAACGCGCCACCGACCGCTGATTGCCAAAGTTCGCCGGAAGATGGCTCGATGATCCTGATGGAATCGTCATCCCGACGGGCGCGGATCATCGTCCCTTCAGGATTTGCATATTGTAGTTCAGCGAACATGGTTCCTCACAGAGTATTGCCCTCGACACGCTGCGCGCGTCCCGGCCAAAGGTTCTGGCCATTTGTCTGAAAGCGCATGAACGCAATATCGGATGGGAAAGCCCCAGATGTTGTCCGGTGCTGAATGACCACCAGATCCCCCGGCTCGACATCAATATCAACCGACCGCGCCTGATATGAAGCAGATGCTGTGCCCCATGTGGCCATCAGCGTATTTCCACCGTTTCTCTGCCTATAAACATCGACGGTGCTTGTGCCGCCACCCGTTGCCTTGTGCTGAAGCGTCACACGAATAGTTCCGGTTTGAATGAATTCAAACTGATGCTCCGTCACGTTACTGACGGAGCTTGTGCTATTCATTGCATCAATTCTGGACCGGATACTTGCACCAGGCTCAAGCGTTCCCAACGCCTTAAAGGACAAACTGGGAGCGCCCGGCGCGCCCTCGACTACCGCGAGGACCATATCCCGCAAGCGTCGGAACAGACCCATCACGACCGGCTTTTTATGGCCGGTTTCAGTATCGGTTAGTGGATTCCAGGTCGCCATGATCGCCCTTCAAAACATCACGTATGGATCGGTGCCGTCAGGGAAGGACAGAATTGCCTCATCCACGATGAAACAGCCTTCCGCAATTTCTGTGGCGCTTGCCGCGTCATAGTCCGGGGCGGTATCCAGCATGATCCAGCCAAAGCGCCCTTCGATATTGAAGGTTTGCGCTTCAATTCTGAACCGGCTGCCGGGCTCGATTTCTTCGCGGTAAAGCACCTGCATCGGGTAGGGCGCAACGGTGCCTGTATCGTCTGTGATCAGCCGCGTATGAGCCTCAACCAGCGCGGTCAGGTCCATCGTCGCAAGGTCTTTCACATCCAGATCGCAACTGAGGTTGCGCGGCACCGCCAAGTATCGCGAAATCAGCCGCTCCGCGATAACAGTCGCCGCCGCATCGTTGCCCTCACTGCCAAACCAACGCGAATAGATGACCTTGATACGGTCTTCGCCATAATCATTGGTGGCATCGACCGACACCACCAGTTTCTTGAAGTTCTGCCCGTTCATCGTCTGGGTCGGGTCAATGACACCGTGCCAGAATTGCACTTGGCTGGCGCGCTCATCCTCGGCGTCTTCGATTTCGGCTGTGCCTTCTATGATCGAACCGCCATCGCTCAGAACGTAGTAGGTTTCGCCGACATCCAGCGGACGGTTCAGCTTCAGCCGCACCTCCTGGGCGATTTCATCCCACCAGATCATCATACCATGCTGGCACAACTCGCCCACCAGTTTCGCAACACCTTCGGGCTTGGCAATCACCGCTGAGAAGGTCACGCCACCCAGCCACCGCTCGACTTCATCCTGCCATGCTACCGCGTCAATGTAGGCCGATGGCACGCCAGCGAAGGTCTGCAACAGATCGGACACGATCAGATCGGCGCGCATTTCGTCATAGACAAGCACCTCCTGAACCAGATCGCCCACGGAATGCGCTGCTGCAGTTGTTCCGTGTACTCCGCGCGCCGAAAGGGTCAGGGCGTCACCTGACCGGGTAAAATCCATGATCTCCCTGCCAATGACAATCTGCCCGCTGGCCGCGTATTCGGCGCCGACGCCTGCCGGGGTCAGTGTCGCTGCTAATTCAGAGGCGGTGATCGCTGCCAGCAACTTGCCTCGCGATGGGGCGGGGGCCAAAGATTTTGCACTATCCGCAAGATCAAGAATATCGGCGGCGGTGATTGTCACCTGCCCTGCCGCGTTCGGCCCCTTCCATTCGGTGATCACAAAGTGGCGGGTTCGCATCGCCGCGAAAGCATCGCCCTCATATCCGTCCAGGACCCGCAGGGATTTGCCCAGAAAGAACGGCCAGCGTGCGTGAAACCGCGAGAAGAACGTGCCGCGCCCTTTCGGGTCATACCCGATGCCGTCCGACTGCGCCGCGCCGCTGACTCGCTCGGACTGGTAGGGGTCCGTCTCTGTGTCTTGCCATGCGAAGTCCTGCAATGACACCATAACCCGCGCACGCTGACCTAGTGGCGAGCGGTTTGGGTCAATCCCAGATAGGTTCACCCGGCCCGCCCGCGCGCTGACCGACCGCAGCGCCGGAAATACCGTTACGTCCTTTGGCAAGCCGCCTTGGTTCTGCCCAAACCGCATAGTGAACGGGGCGTCTGCATAGGTTGCGACCGATTGGCACGTTGTCTTGGTGTTGTAGCATTTTTTCGTTCCGGTCGTTCCCAAAACTGCCGTGCAAGGCAGTGACCCGTAGGTGCGGGTGCAGCGCGGCATGTCGATTTCAACAATCTGGATGGGCTTGCGTCCGATAGTCATGATTCAGCCCTCGAAGACGCGCGCATCGATCTGCACATCCATCAGCGCACGCGGGCCACTGTTCGTAGGGCGGATTACCCCGCCGTCGCGCCAGATCAGGTGCAGATCATCGGGATAAGTGGTGGGCCTCCACGCGAAAATAACCGGCTTCCCTTCGTTGAAGTGGGCCTGAAAACCTTTCCAAACCGCGCCCCGGATTGTCGCTTCCGGGATATGGCTGAGCGACGCAGAAACCCGACTGCCGCGCTTCACAATCGCCGACCCCAGAAGATTCCCGCCAGCCGACACGTTGGATTGCAGTTCAACTTCTGTAGGTGTGATCACCGGGGCATAGCCCTGATACACGCGCTGCGGAGAGGTCAGAACCGGCCCCATGAATATCCCGGCCACCTGCATCTTCGCCAGAGCGGGAAGGCTATTGAAGGTCAAGCGCCAGTATCGCCGCGCCGTGGGGGTGGCGATGTAAAGCCCGTCGCAGACCCCATTCAACCCAGCAACAGTTATCGTGCTCACCAGAGTCCACGCCGCAGCGTCAGGGCTGGAATGGATATCGACGGACGCGACCCCCACTGTCTTGATGTTATGCCCGATCAGCCCAAAGAAATCCGGCGCGACCGCAGATCCAATGTCCATCTGAAAGGTCGGGCTGGTAATGCTCGCCGAGTCCTGTGGCCTCCAGAAATCGAATGTGGTTCCGCTGACCGCGTTCAATAGCGCGCCATCGGAGAAGACAGGACGGTTTGACGTGATCACCGATGCCCGCGCCGCCATGTTATCCCATGCAAATATGGGGTTTTCCTGCGTTCCAGCGGCAGAAAGCGCGGTAGCACGGGCCGAAGCAATCGCGAGGCTCATTGCGCCACCATCAGCCGGAACCCACGGTCGCCAGCTTCCTTCGAAAGAGATTCCAGGAGCGAGCCAATCGCAGCGCCGGAGTAAAGCGATGATGGGTCAAGGCCAGACAGCCGCACGTCAAGAGGCTGCGGCGGCACGGCCTGCTGGACTGCGCTGGTGTGTGCGCCACCGGAAGAAGATGCCCCACCCCCACCGCTACCGCCCCCAGACTTGATCGCTGAGACAAACGCCATGCCCTTCGCGATGACCGCCGCCGCCGATGCAAAGCCAAATGTACCTTTTTCAATCTCCTTTGCCGCGCCCTTCATCGTGGAAATGAACGCTTCCAAAGCAGCGAACTTCCGGCTGATCTTCACCATCTTTTCGTTGCCGTTGGCCAAGGCAGTTGCCATGTTGCCGAAGAACGCGCCCGCTTGGTCGAGACTGTCGCCATACCTGAATGCATCTATACTGGTCATGGTCTCGGCGTGCTGACGCTGGGCCTCCTCCATCATTGCCGCATATTCTTCTTGTGTGATCAGCTTTTGATCCAGCGCGGCTTGCAGCGCCTCTTGCTGCCGCTCGTAACTCTCAATCTCGATCTGCTCTTTCGAAAGCAGAGCGTCCCGAAGGTTCTCAAGTTCGATTTCGTAGGGGTTCGAACCACCGCCACCGCCACCACCAGATGACGCACCGCCCGGTTCACCCAAGAGCGGCGGGGCCATCTGTGGGCGGATACTGGTGAGCGGTGCGAGTGGCGAGAACAGCGCGGCGCGACGATCTGCCAATGATTGCGCCTTGTCGTCCGACTGCCCCGGATCAACTGGCCCGCTCGCGCCCGGCAGGACGGATCGGAGCGCTTTTGCCACGCCGAACGCAAATTCAAGCGCGCCCGATAACAAGCCAACCTGATTGATCGCATCGCCCATATTGACGCCATCAATTTTCGACGCTTCTTCAAGCAGCCGCTGCGCCTCCAACGTGGCGTCAGTGAGTTGCTTTTTCATTTCCTCCGCGCCAATCCGACCAGCGTTGAAATCGGCGACGGTCTGATCCATCTTCGCGCCAAGATCGACCAACTGGATCGCAAGATCATCCGCCCCCACTTCAAAAAGGCTCGACCCATCGTTGGCTATCGCCTCAGCGGTCGTGTGGACGGTCCTTTGCAGATCAGAGTAGGTGTAGTCCATATCGCGCAGTGTTTCGATATTGTCTGAAACCGCCTGCTTTGACCGAAGCAGGGAATTGAACAGGTCTTCCCCAAGAATGCTTTTCGCCCGATCAGCATTCGTAAAAACCGCGTCCAACTCAAAGGCTGCTGAATTCAGCTTGGCGATAAATCCAGTCAGGCTTTCCGCTGCAACAGTTATGGAAGGCGCGAACCTGACGGCCAGAGAATTGCCAAGGCCATCCATCGCCATGCCAAGACGCCCCATCGCGTCGTTTGCGGCCTCGATCTGCTGCGCATCAAGATCAGATACAGCTATGCCGAAGTCGCGCTGGAATTTCGCCGCGTTATCGACCGCCGCACCGTATCCATCAACCATATTCAGGGCTTCTGCCCCGGATTTGCCGAAAACGTCGAGCGCCGCCGCCGTCTTTGTCGTTGGGTCCGAAATGCTGGAAATGGCCTCAGCAATCAGACTGAATTGTTCATCCGCCTTAAGCCCTGCCAGATCACTGAACGACAGGCCTATCCGGGCGAACGCATCAACCTGGCTCGTGGCTCCCTGCCCCAAGCTGGCGATGTTCTTCTGCATCTTGACCAGAAGGCCAGAAAGCTTATCGCTCTCTACCCCTGCTTCACCAGCAACTTGCGCCATCGCCTGAAAGGACGCCACAGACACGCCTGCCGCACGAGCCTGTTTTGAAAGCGCGTCGATGTTGTCCAAGGACCGCTTGGTCAGCGCCGCGATGGCTGTTCCAGCCGCGACAACCGCACCAGCTACAGCCGTGCCCGCAACAGCCGCTCCCTTGAAGCCCCCGGTCAGGCGGTCGACGTTGCCGCCAAAGCCGGAAACCGCTGCGCTGCCACGGCCAAGATCACGTACCAGCGGGCCAATATCGGCCCCGACCTGAATGGCAATGTCGCCGACAACCTTAGCCATTCTGCGCTTCTCTCAGCATATCCAGAAGTTCCTGATTGTCCGGGGCGTTCGATGCCGCCTTGTGTGCGTCACACAGCCACCAGAATTCGCCGGGGGCCAAAGCCCAGAACTCCGCAGGGCTGACCCAGCCATGCCCGACTACGGCTTCGTAGGCGCTTTTGACGAAGTTCTGGGATGGGCCTTTTTTTCTGGCTGGTCCTTTCCCCCTCCGATCAGCGACCGGCCAACCGGGGGGGCGACAACCATGAGAAGCGCCACGATCACCGACTGCACTTTCGCCGCCACATCAGACCGCGACTTCGTGAAATCATCCATGATCGACAGGTAGATTTCTTCGTCTGCCACGTCTGCCCCGGCATAGCGCAGCGCCGCCCCGAAAGCCGCTGCGAGCCGAGAGTAGGGCGGGCCCTCACGCTGCATCAGGACGGAAATGGCTTGCCTGCCACTGTCCCCGGAAAGGGCGTCCTCGACACGAGCGACAAGCCCCATCTGGCGATTTGCCGGAACCGTGTAAGACTTCCCGCCCCACCCGAAAGTAACGTCTTCAAAGCCCTGCATCAGCTAAGCGTCCAAGTGCCGGAAGACGTGAACGACGCCGAGAAAGTTGCAGCTTCCTGATACGGGTTGCCCTCGGTGTAGTTCGTCATAAAGAACGTGCCGCCGATGGTGTCCTTGGCTGCCAGCGCATCGGCGAACTTGAACGTCAAGTCGGTGAAGGTCTGCGATGCAGCCGGGTCAAGGGCGAT